GCTGGGATACATACATTCACATCAGGAACTGTAGATGGTTTTACTCCTAGTCCAGATGGTACATTTGATTCTGGTATGCTAATGAAACCAGGTGATTCGTTTGAATACACTACAGATACTGTAGGTGAATTTCCTTACTACTGTTCACTTCATGTTTGGATGCAAGGTACAATCATAGTAGTAGAAGCAGAACCAACACCAACACCAACACCAACACCAACACCAACACCAACACCAACACCAACACCAACACCAACACCAACATATGATACAACTCCACCAAAGATACTCAAACCAACTAACATCACAGTAGATGCTGAAAACAGTGATAGTGAAAGAGTTACTTTCGATGTTATAGCAATTGATGATACAGATCAAATAGTCAGACCAACTTGTAATCCTTCTTCAGGTGCAATTTTCTCAGTTGGTACCACAATAGTTACTTGTAATGCAAGAGATTCTGCAGGAAATAGAGCCCCATCTGTTTCATTTTCAGTTACAGTAAACCCACTAAAAGTTGCAATTCCTGATTGGATCAAAACTGTGGCATCAGTTTGGTGTGATGATAAGATAGATGATGCTGAATTTATTAGTGCAATTCAATACTTGATTGAAAATAATATCATTACAGTCTCTGAAACTTCATCAGGTTATGACTCATCTCAAGAGATTCCAAATTGGGTAAAAAATAATGCTTGTTGGTGGTCACAGGATCTAATTACTAGTGAAGACTTTGCATCGGGAATAGAATATCTCATACGGCAAGGAATTATTCGTGTATAGAGTCATCTCACTGGTTTTCACTATGATTATATGGTAAAAATAACATCACCATAACTAATGAAATGATTATTAGTAACATGCTATTTTTCATGATCAGAACAAAATATTATATATAATAAAGTATCCGATCAAAATCGATCATTCAGCATATTCATAAATATAAATAATGCAAATCTATCATATTTTTTGTGTTAAAATATCTTTTACTTTTATCTATTTTACCAATGATGTTAATTCCAGCGTTTGCAAGTGATGGAGAATTTTACATTGAAACTAACATGTCTGAATATTATAAAGGAGAATTAATTGAAATTAATGGTGAAGTTTCTCATTTTTTAAGTGATACGCCTCTTATTATTACACTTACAACATATCAAGGAGATATTATTACATCTGATCAACTTGTTGTTACAGGGAATAAACAATTTAATACAGATTTTCGTCTGTATTTTACAGATGATACATCCTATACAGTTACTGCCGATTATGGAAATGAATCAACTCAAACTAATTTTCTTTATTATGGATCACTAGTACAGATAAAAACTGACAAATATTCATACTCAACACATGAAATAGTACATATTTCTGGAACCCTCCACAATAAAATACTAACTGGAACTGCATTAGGAATGCTTACACCTCTTTATTCTTGGTCTACAAATGTTCCAGTATACAGTAGTTATGATAGTGGTTTTTCATATGAAATAAAACCTGAAATGGGACTAATGAATTATGAGGGTATTTATAAAATAATGAGACATGATACGGGATTCAATACAGAGTATACATATTTTGAATATAGAGGGGATTCACAATCAAATATATCAGTAACTATGACTCCTGATAAATCTTCATACTTGGCAGATGATATTATGTATATTAACGGTACAATAGGTGTAGTTTTAGGTTCAATTCCTGTTATATTAGAAATACTAGATACAGATGGAAATACATTATACACAAAATACATCACTGTATCTTCCAACCAGAATTATTTACATAAAATAATAATTAAAGATGAATTATCAATATCTGATAATTATATAATTAGATCTTCATATGGAGGAACATCTACACAAAATACATTTGAATATACTGGAACGATTGATCCCGTAATAGTCCCAGTTAATTCTCTAACAATAACAACTGATAACAACACATACCACGAAGACACTCCAATATACATCTCAGGTCAACTAAATAATTCTCACAACGGAACATCTGTAACAATATCACTACAAAATCCAAACGGTCACATCTCTCCAATACATAACATTATAACTAAAAATAATACATACTCTACAGTTATTCCAACAGGAAACAACACTGCAATCACAACTCCTGGACTCTACACATTAACTGCTTATTATGGAGTAGATACTGCAAGTGTATTATTTGATTACTATGTAAACTCACACGATACACAAGAAGCATATTTCATACCTGACTCATCATATATTGTTCTATCCGACCAAAAAATAACAAAGTGGAATAAAGAATTAACAAAGTGGCAAAATTCACAAAACAAAACAGATAGTAACATAGAGTTCTACTATGAGAAACTAGACCAGGCAATATCCAAAAATCAGACAAACAAAATAGAAATGTACACTGAAAGGATAGGCCACTCCATGGCACTCAGCAGTATCTATGATAGTATAATTGAATCTCTAAAAGAACAGTTAATACTACTATCTTGATAATTCATCATTATGGCAATAACAAAAATCATTGAAGAATTTTCAGATGAGGAAAAATTTGCTTCAAGAATACAAGATTATCTAAATAATATAGCTGACAAAAAACACACCATACATTATGGAATAACTCATTCAGGCAAAGGATTTTTGTATTCGGCTTTGATAGTTAGCAGAGATCAATAGATTTTATTTATTTTTTCCACTATTTTTTTTACTCTTTTTTCCACTATTTTTTTGCTGTGCTGTTCTTACATTCTTCAAGGCATTACACACAGAATATTTCAATGTCTGGAAATAACCTGATATTTTACTAAACATGAATAATGGATTATAATTAATCATTTAAAGATTCTCTTACTTTTTTGAAAGAACTGTTCCGGATAATCTATCTGTGGATGTTTTATCATGTAATGTATTTTCATGAATCTCCACAAATCAGTGTGATATTTGCAACTTTTGCATTGCATTTCTAATATACCTGTAGGGATTTATCGTGAATTGGACAGCCTACAACAAAGGACCTTCTTTTGTATATTTTTCCACTGGATGTATAATCGTATATTGAACATGTACAGTTTTCAATCATTAATTATTTCTATATAATAGAGTAAATTAATCATTTACATTCCATATCTATCAAGATTTTATGTGGTTATTGAAGATGTTAAAAACATAACATGTGCTGCGCCTTTACAATGACTCCACACCGTATCAAAGTCATCTGTGTGTAGATCACAATTTTCACAGGTCCATTTACTCATATCTCTATTCTACAGGTGATTTTATTTTAGGTCTGTGTATTTTTTCTATTTTGATATGAGGGTTTTCTGTGGATTCAAGTTGAGTTATTAGTTGTTGTTTATAATGTTGTTCTAAATATTTCTCAAATTTATGAATTTAATAAAAATTAGCTTGGGCACTTGCTTCAAACAACCCCCAAGCCAAACACATTACATCAAAAATTCCAAGCAAGGAGATTTAAGATATAATGTTAGTTGATCATTACCATATTAATAAACACATGGATTTTGAGTGGTGAGCCACTACCTATTCGTAAAAACTTTGTTAAAAAATTCATTGTAATTTATCTCCTGGATCTTTTGTTTGAAGTGTATAGTGTGTGTATAACTTGTCAACTAATTCTTTGAGAATATCACCGTGACATGCTTGAGGTTTACAAAAACAGCCTAAAATTTTATCTTGTAACTCATGTAATTCACTCATTAGTTTTGGTTGTTTTAGTACCCATTCTCTATATTTTTCAATTACTTGTTCACGATTTCCGTCTTTTCCAATAGCAAAAGGATTTCCCCATTTGGTAGGTCGTCCTATGTAGACATCGTAAACATGGTCTTTTTTGTTTACAACAAAAGTCATTTTTTTCCTCCTGAATTATCTGAATGTAATCTAATAACATATCCTAATTCACAAAAGCAACATTTGAACCAATCTTTGAATCCGTCTACTTTAGTAAATTCTTTTTTTCCACATTTAGGACAGAAATAAATATGGTCAGTCAATCTCTATGCTCCTAAATGTTACTTTACCTTCTTTGTGTAGTTTATCAAATTTCTCAGCGAGTTTAATTTCTTTGTCTGTCCATGCTGGGGTATTTTTCCCAACTGTGTAATGTTTGCCATTTATAATCAAACTATTGCACTTTGGACAATGTTCTTTTGCTAATGTCATGCTGGAACTTTTACCTCTTCATATGTTTCCTCAAATATTTCCTTATCAACTGGCCAGTGTTCACCTCTTATTCCAATACAGAGATAATCACCTGCTTTACCAAACATTAGACCTTCACGAGTAACCACATCAAAGGGTTCCTTCATTTGTATTGCTTCAGTTAGAGCTGTTTTTTTATATGTCTTGATTACCCCAAATTGGTTTATTGTTGTTTCCTGATCAATTAGTTGGACGTTAGGTCTTACTTTCAATTTTGTATTACTCCAGTCCCGTCACACTTCCAGCACATCTTTTGATATGTTTCTTTATCCATGTCTTCTTTATGGCATACACATGTACATTGTTGATCAGTTATTTCATTCATTTCTTATTCCTCTTTAGCCAAATATTCTAAAATTTTTATAGATTTCTCATCAAATAGAATTTTAAATCTTCCAAAATCCTCAGTAGACAATATACTCTCAAGAAAAGACAGTCCTCTCCCTCTTAGAGCATCTACAATATACTGATTGGTCAGAATTTGTTCCTTTACTTTCTTTCCATATTCAATAGATGTTACATCATTAACGTAAATTTTGATTTGACATCCTTTGAAAACTACTCCTTGATGTTGATCAACTGTAATATCTTGTTCTGTTAGTTTCATTTCATACTCTCCAAGTATTCTAATGCCTCTTGTGCTATTTTTAATTTATACTCTGCAAAGTTGCAATTTGTTCTAGTCCATACTTGAATACTATCTAAAGAAGGATCTTCGCATTCATACTTGTATGGTGGTATGATTTGAGGTTCTACATAGTTGGGGTCTATTGTAGTAAGACCATCATTAAAATAATTATTAAAGGAATTTTTGTTATTATCCCATCCGTTAATTAATAGTACATTAAATTCAGGTACTTTAGCAAAAGTCCAATAAATATCTAATTGTAGACATTGCTGGGTGTATTCTTCCATACATTGTACAATAGATACTGTTACGTCATAATTATCAATAATTCCTTTCTTATCTATTAGAGTGATATTATCTAGTGAGGGATTATACACATCATTGGCGAAATTACTAACATCAATCTCTATTCTTGGCTCGTAATTATTAATTGGTGAACCTATCTCTGGTACAATACCAAACTGTATCATATCAATGTTGTATGCCCCACTATTCTCATACACTTTAAGGTGTAAGTGATTCATCTTTCCAATTTCTGTATATTGCATATTCATGTGATTCTTAAAGTAATCACCATTATACGATACACCATTTAGTTTCAAGCCACCATCCACATATCTAACACCGTCTTTGTCTAGTCCTATGGTTGGAGGAGTGCAGTCATTACAACTGCCATTACCACTTTTCTTGTTTGGTTCTGTTAGTAGTAGAATGGTATCATCATCATTAATTTCAATATCAAGTAAAATTGCGGGTGTTATATCCAAGTCAGGGATTGGGAATATTTCATCAACAATAAAGAAAATTACTTTTTCACTGTGATTAATAGGTATAGGCCCTCCAGCAGGAGGCTTGTAATCTGAGAGGGGATGATTGTGACAAAATACATCATACTCACCTAGTCCAAAATCACTAGCTGGAAAAGAGTAAACGGCAGGATGTCTTTGAGGAGAGACAGCGTTACTAAATCCCCAACGTGTATCCTTTGGGTCCCCGCCATTTTCTACGATACAGGTTAGGGTGATTGTATCATTAATTAAGTAAATTAATTTATCACTGGTTAATGTTGCTTGGTTAGATGGATGGTGTGCATATGCCTCATCAAAAACTGTAACAGTAGACATTAGTAGAAAAGCAAAAAGAAGTAAAGAAAAAGATACAAAGGTACTTTTCATTAGTCAAGCACCTTTGTTATTTGGTTTTTCAGTACATCCCATTCCCTCTCTTGAAGGATGGCATACGTGCCTTTTGGGATGGTCTGAGTTGCGTGTTCTTGATGTACGAGTTTGGTATCCTGGGAGAGTTTGACATATTTCTGGACTGAAACATTTTCGTCTCTCACTGGTATGGTATCATTTTTTGTTGGTTTGTACACAAGAACCTGTCCCGCGAATGTGTGGTGGTGACCTGTAGCCTCACCATACATGACGGTTTTTGTATCTATGAGTTTTGCAGATTTGGGAATTGATTTTATCTCCCGAATATCCACATCACCTTGCATTGTTTGAAAAGTCATGAGTATGATAGTATCTCCTTTTTTCTCAGTCGAGATAATTTATTATTTTTTAGTGTACACCATTTGCAACGTCTTTGACCTTTGAATGGTGTGTATGCGTTTTGTGTACAATATTTATGTCCATGAATACAATGAGTTCTTCGTGCATTAATGGCGGCAGGATTATTGCCTCTCAAAATATTTTCTCTATTCGTTACCTGTTCTAAATGGATAGGATTGCTACAAGCTTTGTTTCTGCACAAGTGGTCTATGGTTAAGTCAGGACAAATCATGCCATGATAATATTCATAGATGAATCTATGAGATTTTTTTGTTTTATTAATTACCTTCATTGTACCATATCCATAGTAATCTAAACGTCCAGTCCATACCCAACATCCATTTGAGTTAATCGTTATCTTTTGTAAGAATCGTTGAATTGGAGAATTATGTACAGTCATATCTTATTCTTTAATATCTCCATCTTATAATAATCCTCAACAGTGCAATTATGTTTCCAACTTTGGGCTTCATCTGCTTTTTTTAATTTAGGGTCTACAAATGAAACACGTTGTCTCGTATTATCATCAATGTCAGGATATGTGAGAAATCTTAACTCTATGCCTTTTTCAAATTGTGTGGAGTATAGTTTGTTTCCAAACTTGCCTGTATCAAGTAATGTTTTATCCATCTTATGTATAATATTCTCAAATCCATAATGACTGATTGCCACAAATCTTTGGTCAGTATTATTTATGGATAGTAATTGTTTTACACCTAGTTTTTTCTTAACAACCTTACTCCATAGTTTCTCATCAAAGGGTACTCCCTGAATTGCATAAAATCCATAACCTGATTTGAACTCTACTGCCTTTCCAGTTATAGAGTGTAGTCTGTTGTTCTCATCTCGTTTTGTTTTAGGACATTTTGATATGATACATACGTTTTCAAATAATATTAATTCCCATATTCCTTTTTTTAGAAATTCTATATGTTGGGTTGTGAGTAGTTCTAACTCTTTATTCACTTTGAGTAATCCCGTCTTTAGATAGTATTCGTAGTAAGAAAGATACCAACTTCTCCATGCTAAACCACCTAAGCGATAAAAATATCGAATCTGTGAATCAATCTGTGAATCAATCTGTGAATCAATCTGTGAATCAATCTGTGAATCAATCTGTGAATCAATCTGTGAATCAATCTGTGAATCAATCTGTGAACCAATCTGTGAATCAATCTGTGAATCAATCTGTGAATCAATCTGTGAACCAATCTGTGAATCAATCTGTGAACCAATCTGTGAACCAATCTGTGAATCAATCTGTGAATCAATCTGTGATTCAATCTGTGAACCAATCTGTGATTCAATCTGTGAACCAATCTGTGATTCAATCTGTGAACGAATCTGTGATTCAATCTGTGAATCAATCTGTGAACCAATCTGTGAACGAATCTGTGAACGAATCTGTGAACCAATCTGTGAACCAATCTGTGAACCAATCTGTGAATCAATCTGTGAACCAATCTGTGAACGAATCTGTGAACCAATCTGTGAACCAATCTGTGAACCAATCTGTGAACCAATCTGTGAACCAATCTGTGAACCAATCTGTGAACCAATCTGTGAACGAATCTGTGAACGAATCTGTGAACGAATCTGTGAACGAATCTGTGAACGAATCTGTGAACGAATCTGTGAACCAATCTGTGAACGAATCTGTGAACCAATCTGTGAATCAATCTGTGAATCAATCTGTGAACCTTTTTTGTCTGATATGATATTTGCCAGGTATTGGCATTGTAAGGGGTCATTAAGAATTAGGATTAGGGGTTTTTTTCTGTTATCTAATGCGTATAGTTGTGCTACTCCTTGCTCTACATCGGGAATAGTAATGTCAGTTTGAGTTTGGCACAGTGCTAGCCATTCGTCTCTAGTCTTTGTAATTTGTGACTTTTGTGATATAGTAAGAGTTGTAATCATTTTTCTGCCTCCAATCTTTCTAATTTTTCCTTAAACGCAATATTGGCAAAATGTGCCAAATGAGGATAATCCTTTGTAGGTCCTACAAACTTTTTTGCCCTTTTTATGAGTAATTTGTAAACCTTTACTGGAGAACTATTATCAACCATTAGTTACTCATAGTAATGTGTATTATTAAGTGTTTTTTTCCTTTAAATTTTATCAGTCATCATTCTCTATCATATCCTTGTAGGTTTGCTCTAAATCTTCAATCTCCTCTATAGCTTCTGGATGTAATGTTTTAGTTTCATGGACTAGTCTGCGTAATACAAAGACTGATGCCTTTTTCATTAGCTTGATGTCAGCACTTTGTTTTTTGAGACTCTTGTAAAATACACACATGAATGATGCAGCCACCAAAATTGCTGCAACTATCAGTGCAGTTAATATGTCAATGCCAATTTGGGTTATTATTTCACTCATTGTATAGTATGATTAATCTAACTACTAGTTTTTAATGTCAGGGTTTCGTTTTTTTTCTGCCAGTTCCACCTCTTTTTGCTCCAGCTGAATAATTATAGAGCCCAAAATATGAGCGCTTTTTACAGGGATTACACTTGACTTGAAAATGTCAATTATCTCTTTTAGATCCTTTTCGTCTAGTTGTATCTCGCCTTTGTCTGTAATCATTTTGTTATTTATTTTGGCTGCCCAACGTGTTAGTTTAACTGCGTCTGCAGCATCCTTTGGCTGAATTATTCCAACCAGAAAAGCAGATATCTCATCTCCCAGTTTAGTGAGTGGTGCAATCTTTATGAGATTATCTTGTGGTGTATTGTTAATTTGTTGCTGTGATAACTGTAATGCCCCAATATCTTTGAATGGTTCTCCCTTGTAGTTTAGTAATGGGCCTTTAAGATGTAAAGTTATACTATCAGAACCCATGACTTTTGGATGTCTGTGTGGTATAATAGATTTTTGGATTAAACAAAATATAAATCCAAAATTTCATTTTACCATTACACATGAAACTATATACACAACGATATACAACGATACTATACTATACCATGAAAGAAGAAAGAAAATGTGTTATGTGTATTCAAACATTTAAAACCAAAATCACATCTAAAAGAAGAACTTGTTCCACAGAATGTTCAAGAAAATATAGTATAGCAAAACGAAAAGCGTATTATCAGACCCCAGAACACAAGGCAAAACAAAAAGCGTATCAGCAGACCCCAGAATACAAGGCAAAACAAAAAGCGTATTATCAGACCCCAGAATACAAGGCAAAACAAAAAGCGTATCAGCAGACCCCAGAATACAAGGCAAAACAAAAAGCGTATTATCAGACCCCAGAAAACAAGGCAAAACAAAAAGCGTATCAGCAGACCCCAGAAAACAAGGCAAAACAAAAAGCGTATTATCAGACCCCAGAAAACAAGGCAAAACAAAAAGCGTATCAGCAGACCCCAGAATACAAGGCAAAACGAAAAGCGTATTATCAGACCCCAGAAAACAAGGCAAAACAAAAAGCGTATCAGCAGACCCCAGAAAACAAGGCAAAACGAAAAGCGTATTATCAGACCCCAGAAAACAAGGCAAAACAAAAAGCGTATCAGCAGACCCCAGAAAACAAGGCAAAACGAAAAGCGTATTATCAGTTAAAAAAAGGCTCTTTACGTAATAACATTAATATACATGAGCATTAATTAGTTATCATGTCACTAAATCCAACTACTACAATTACCATTAAAATTAAAGACCATCAAAAACTGGTAAAAATATCATCAAAGAATAGTAGAAAATTGATAGATCAATTTCATGTTATTATTGATTATTTTGAGGAGATGAATAATAATGGTTGAGAAAAGAATCAGAGTAAATGCAAAATCCACTGCAAAAGGAATTTGGTCACTTGATGTTACAGTAGAGGTAACAGGTGAGGATATTACTGCTTTACAAGCTAATGTTCTTGAAATAATCAAAGAGAAGGAAAAAGAATTTCACGATGATGGCAGACAGTTAGCAGGAGAGAGTAATGAGTAAACAGATACTAAAAGAAACATGTGCAGCCTGTGGGGATCAATGGGTGACAAGAAAAAATACATCATATGATACTGGTTCTAAATCAATCCCAATAATTTCAGGTTTTGAGTTATTATCTGATCATGGAAAGAAGAGAATTCAATTATATTTTTGTGACAAACACGGAAACAACTTGAGACAGGTTACTAGATACATGAACAAAACTGGAATTCTAAAAATTAGAAATGTAATTAAAAACACTTGGAGAACTGCTGCGAAGATAGGAGTTGTTGTATAATGGGAGTCCAGGATAGAATAGGAATTCTGGCAGGATGCTTTGAGTTATCCAAAGTGATACAGTTGGAGATTAAAGAGATGGAGAAAAATAATTGAGTAAAACAGTCTGCGGTTGGTGTGGAATGCCAAAAGAAAAGCATACTACAGACGGATGGAACTACTGCCAGTCAAAAGCAAGTAATAAAAATTCATCAAAAGATATGCCTGGAGGAGTTGGATGATATGAGTTTCATTCCTGCAAAGTGTATAGAGTGTGGTGGTACACTATCTAGAAAAAGCAATGTGAATCCAATTCTTGTTTGCGTGAATGATGATTGTAAAAAAGAATTTGAAATGTGTGAAATTTTCACTAATCTAAGATTAGCGGAGGTGAGTAAATGAGCAAGTTAAGCGATTACCAAACAACAGGAGATGCAATAGGACTGGCAAGAATAGGAGCCGAACCCTTTACAATTATTGGGGTAGAGGATTCCAGTTATGACGGTACACCATCTATAATCATTAGTGTAAAGAAACCCATCACAGTTGATGAAACAGAGTACACAAAATTCTACACCGGCAGAAAGGCCCTATTGGATACGTTAAGCAATCCAAAGCTAAGGGAGGATCTCAAAGGTGGGAAAACAATAGGTCCTGTAAAATGTGTACTGACCAAAGCCAAGGGCGGCGGAAAAGACTATTGGGTTTTAGAGGACACATAGTGTGTATACCCTGGAAGGGGATCCCCTTTTTTTTAAAACATCCTTGATCTAGATGTAAAATTGATTAGAATAGGAGAAAAACATGAAAAAAAATAATAAAAAAATAAACACAATAAGAAGACAGAGAGGGTATTCCTTTGAAAGTGGAATAGTAAAAAAATTTCAAACAGTTGCGTGCTGGGATGCAGTAAGACTTGGTTCACCATCTACAAAACTTCCAGATGTAATGGCAGTTAACAATATGTGGAATAAAATCACAGCAATAGAGGCAAAGTCAACTGTTCAAAAATATGCATATGTTCCCCAAGATCAGATTGAAAGATGCATTGATTGGGTTAACCTGTTTGGAGCATACAAAACAAAATTTGTATTAATTGCAATAAAGTTTGGACAATCTCCTGGAAGAAAATTAAGATATTTTTACAGAGTTTTTCCACATAATGAGGTTGATGCGTCTGAGGTGAGGATAGATTATGACGGAAATATTTGGATGAGAATTATGGGTACTTGGGTAAAACAAGAGTGGGAGGATTTTGTATTTTGAAAGTAGAGTTTTTTGTTGAAGCTGCATACTATCATCCAGAATATCCCACGCCATCAGTAGTTATTGTAGTTAGAAATAATGTAAGTTTACGACCAACTGAGCCAATTATTGTGAATAGTCCACGGGATATGAAAGACGCATTTAAGAAAATGTTCATGGAGGATGCAAAGACTCACAAGACTAGCTTTCTTGTATCGTTGGAACAATACAGAACATCAAAAATTATGGTTGGTGATAGACTAGCAATTGAAATTACAATTAATAACAAAGGAGAGATTTCAAATTGAGTGATCTTGGTGAATGCTCAGTATGTTTTGGTACTGGAAAAAACATGTTTAATGAAAACTGTACGTATTGTAATGGTACAAGTGAACATAATATTTTAGCTGATGAATACCTGAAAAATTATATATGTCAATGTATCACTTGGGATAGGAAAAACTGTCCAGTATGTAAAAAAGTATGCCATCACGATTCATCGCAGACTCCAAAACAAAAGATAGATCCTGGATATGGTGGGATGAGTAATGTAGTACAACTGGATTCATCTCAAGGTAATTTTACTATTTCATCTGAAACACAAGAAGAGGAACTGGTTATAGTATGACCAAAGCACAAACACACCAAACAGTTGTGAATGTAAACGATGAGTGGGGAACTCCACCTGATAAATTAAAGGAGGCCATGATAAAGTATGACATTCATCCAGTAATAGATGTCTGTGCAAGTTTTGAGAATAAAAAATTTGTAAAATACTTTTCTCCTACCGTCAATGCCTTAAATCAAGAATGGACTGAGGATTTTTTTATGAATCCTCCATACAGTGAAATTAATCTATGGATGAAAAAAGCATACGAGCAGCATGTACAGTATAATGTTAATGCGTTAATCCTGGTATTTGCAAAGACTAGTGTAAAATGGTGGCATGAATATGTAGAGAACAAAGGAGAGGTTCATTTTCAAAAGGGGAGGATCAGGTTTTTGTTACATGGAATAGAGCCGAGATACTGTAAAAAATGCAAGATAAGATGGGTTGAGGAAATTACTCTATGTAAAAATTGTGGTGGTACAGTACACAAATCAAGCCCTACGTATGATAATGTCTGGATCATATACAGGAAAAAGGGAGAATAGTAATGACCTGTAAAGGAATATGTGAGAGACTAAAGTCAACTGGTAAAATCACTGGAGGACGGTACAGAAACGGTCAAAAGCGATGTCAAATATGTGAAATTTTCATATTATATGACGGAATTTTCTGTCCGTGCTGCGGATACAAATTAAGAACAAAGCCGCGTGCGAAAGCGTACAGGATAAAACTGAGGGAGAAAATTTGACTAAAATACTAGATTATTTTCCCAAAGGATTTACCCCAAGACCGCAACAGACAGAGATTCTAAAAAGGATTGCAGAGATGGAGAACAGTTATGAGAAGATAATATTGTGCATGCCGACAGGAAGTGGAAAGAGTCCCATTGCATATGCGTTGGGAAAGTATTATGATTCCTCGTTTGTTCTTACTGCCACTAAAAATTTACAGGATCAGTACAAACAGTCCTTTCCGGATGTTGCAGTTATCAAGGGGAAGAATAATTTCAAATGTGACTATTTAATTGATATTAAATCAACAGATGAGACCAGTAATGATACTAGTAATAATGCTAGTACAGGCCTAGATGAGTTCCTTGACTCTCCACGTCATTCCCTACAACACTACACAAAGAACCACCTCACATGCGATTTGGGACCGTGTACAAAAAAAGAGGGGAACGCAGATGAGACATGCAGGTATAAAACAAGTGGTACATGTGATTATTATTCCCAAAGAGACTATGGGTTATCAGAAGACCTGGCAATACTGAATTACCCGTTATACTTTCAGCTAAGAATGCTGCCAGTTCCATTGGTTGGAATGTTCAGAAAGTGTATCATATATGACGAGGCACATGAGTTGGAAGACCAGATATTAAATTTTGTATCAATAGAAATAGGGAAAAAAATCCTTGAGAACATTTCATTTTTCATAAAGAAAAATGAGATTAATGACATAGATGATATCGCAGATATTTTAGACTCCATCAGAAGACGGTGCTCGGGTATTCTAAGGGATATGGAGAATGGGGTATACCATAACAAACTACTACAATACAAACCACTCCAAAAATTCTATGACAAATGCTCGTTTGTTTATGGGGAGTTGTTGTCATATAAGGAGAACTTTGTGTTCTCTATACATTTTGATAATGATGATAACTTTGTAAAATTAAAAATAACTCCGCTGGATATATCCCGCTACGCAAAAAAGTTCTTTACGTCTCCTAAACAATTTTTTATGTCAGCCACCATAGACAAAAAATATTTCTCAAAACTTTTAGGATTTGATGAGAGTGATATGGCATTTCTTGAGATTAAAAAATCCCCGTTTCCTCTACCTAATAGAAAGGTGATATTCTCAAACATTAGAGAAATTAGCAGTAAACATTCCACTTTTGAGGATCATCTCGCCATGGTACATGAGATTGAAAATATAATGAACCACCATAATGATCAAAAAGGGTTAATCCTTACAAGCTCAAAGGAGAGATGTAATTTCATCGTTAACAATATTGAAGAGAATCTCAAATATAGAATAATTGAGGGTCACTCTAAAAACCAGGACGGTACCACCATTGTACAGTCCATGAAAAGGCATTATACATCAGAAAATACCGTATTGTTATCATCCTCCATGTGGGAGGGTGTGGATCTAAAGGATGACCTGGCACGATTTTGTATTTTGGAGAAATGTCCGTTTCCATTTTTGGGTGATGTGCGGATTAAAAAGAAAACCACACAGGACAAATCATGGTATTCCTACAAGACGCTGACTAAAATTCTGCAGGGAATGGGAAGATGTGTCAGAGCAGAAAATGACTATTCCACGTTGTATTCACTTGATAAAAAAATAGAGATTGTACTGCAACGTAATTATTCCATGATACCTGAATCATATCGGGATATGCTATGCATGGAGGAGAGTAATTGACTGGCAAGGAAATACTGGAGGTAATTACATCTGAAGGTATGATGCATAGAGGATACAGATGGGTGCCCATTACATGTACCATAGAGGTGCATAAAGAAACTGAAAAAGCCGTGAATGGAACTGTCACAGTACTATCGGATGATAATAATGAAGATGATAAAATAATGTACGGACCAGAAATATTTTGGATTCCAAAATCAATGTGTGAGAATGTATGGTTTATCTGTACTATTCTGTATGATGAGGAAAACAAAGTTTCAAACAAGAGGTGGAATGATGAAGAGTGAGATAAATCAAACTACATACACTGACAGTGCACTATGTGACCTTGTAAAGGATTTCTTTACAACATACAAGGACAAAAATTCCTGCTACAAATATGCCGATATAATTACTCGTTGTACAACTAACAGTATAATATTACACGTTGAGGATATTTTTGGCTCCTCATATGAGAGGTCATCTGATATGTATGATGTTTTATGTAACGAGCCCAAAAGATTCCTAAAGGGAGCGGCAAGGGCTGCAGGTGAGATGTTCTCTGCATGTCACGCAGGGGAAAAAAAAGACATCTTTGTGCATGTCGATGAGGTAATGGTACACTCAGAGATTGGTGATATACTGGGGAATAAATTAATTGAAAAAATGGTCACAGTAAAGGGAATGATAATATCAAAGTCATCAAAATTCAATTTCCCCAGTGTAGTGAGTTTTGTGTGTCCTGATGAACATCTCACCAAGATAAGACAGGAGATGGACACAGAATTAAAGATACCAGTATTGTGTAACAACAAGACATGCAAACACAGGGACTTTGAGAAAAAAACAGAACCAGGAGATTTTGAGCAGTATAGAATTATCACACTAAAGTCAAACGAGGATTTTTCCTTGTCTGAGGATGAGTTGCCCATATTACTATCAAATGATATAGTGGATGTTGCACAAATAGGGGAGAATGTACAGGTCACAGGATATGTAAAGACCAAACTCTTTGAGAACAAAAAACAGGGAACTATCCAGTATAAAAATAAGGTGGTGTGCAGCTGGCTCAAAAAGATTGATGAGATAGATTATAAAATAACGGATGAGGATGTTACCCTTTTTGAAAAGATGATACATGAGGATGACTTTTACAAGAAAATGATTAACAGCATCGCACCCTCAGTATTAGGATTAAGTGATGTAAAGGAATCTATTTTACTGCAACAGACCAGATCCCCTGACAGGACACAGGGAAATACGCAGGTGAGAGGTAATATCCATATTGGGGTGTGGGGACATGCGGGGGTTGCCAAAAGTAAGCTGGGGGAATGGATTGATAACAGTTTCCCAAATACAAAACTTGTTCATTCCAACGGGGCTACTGCCAAAGGGCTGCTGTTGGGACTGGAGGATAATTTACAGGGAGGGGGCAAATCACTGCACGCAGGGGCTTTTGTGTACTGTAGGAACGGTACTGTAATTATGGATGAGTTTATTCGGGCAGATAGTGAGGTAAAAAAAGAATTGATGACTACGCTTGAATCAAGTGTGGCTAGTATCTCAAAGTCTGGACATCAGGCAAAGGTGATTGCAAATGCCTCGCTATACGCTACAGGAAATGCCTTTGAGGGAGAATGGGATGAGATAGCAAATTTGAATGTTAATTTGAACATGACTGCAGCAGAACTGCAAAGGTTTGACTATCACTGGATTGTGTTAGATAAGTTTGATGAAAAGTTTGACGGGTTAATTGCTGATACCATTATTAATGGGGCTCAATATGTTACTGAAGAGGCTCCTTATCCTGCTGAATTTTTGTACAAGTATATCAAATATGTGCAAAAATTCAAGCCAAAACTAGTAAAAAATGGAGAGATAAACCAGTATTTATGTAAAGTTTACCTGAATTTACGAAAGGATACAAACGCAAAACAGGCAGGGATTTCCCCTCGTCATCTTAATACGATGATTAGGACTACTTTGGCTATAACCCGATTACATCAAAGAGAAGATGTTACCATTGAGGATGTAGACAAGGCATTATCACTCATGAGGAACATGTTGGAACAGCAAAATGTGTCAGTCAGTGAGGAGGATACATACCTGAACAGGCAGTTTAATAGAGTGATGCAAATTTTACATGATGGACCAGTGGAAGGGTATGCAGTGGATAGTCTATTCTTAAAATTAAGAAATACTGGTAGTGAAGGGGAAATAGCCGATACCATGTTAGATCTTGGGGATAATTTTACTCAATCAAATAATAAAAAATGGCGAGTAGTAATTCAAAAGTTAAAAAAATCACCTAGAATTCATATCCTATCACGAAAACCACTAGTTTTATCTTTCAAGAAAGATATTGGTGATATGAATTCCTTTATGTAATTTTAAAATTCGTTTCTATGTGACCGGTTTTTTCTATATGTCCTGTATGTGACATGATTTTTTGGTGTTTTTGTGACTATATGTTCGATGTGACCAATGTGACCTGTTTTGGGGAGGACGTATGTGTATATGTATACTTACACCCCTATGACCTATATGATATATATATATATAAATAAATTAAAAAACTATAGCTTATAGGTTCTAGCATATAGGTCATAAGAGTCACATAGGATTAAAGGAAAGGTCACAAAGAGGACATATAAGAAAAAGTGGTCACATAGTAGTGAATAGGTAAATAGATAATCTCTAAATATCTTCTATTGGGAGATAGTGTGTTGTATTCTTTTATTCCTGTATCATTGGATGAAGCAGTTAGAATAGATGAAAAGAACTATAGATGTTACAAGACTCCTAGAGGGGATAAATTACCATCAATTACTACAATTTTGGGAAAGACAAAGAGTGACTTTAGTAAAGGAAATATTGAATCTTGGATGAAAAGAGAAGGGGATGCAGCATATCATATTATGGAGCTGGCAAAAATATACGGCAGTAAGACACATGAAGCGATAGAGGAAACACTACATAACAGGAATCCTGATTTGAATATGGAGATGGTATCTTTCCATTATGTACAGTTGGAAAAGTACATAAAAAAGATTGACAATATACGTGGGATTGAGTTGGTTTTGTACAGTGAGAAATTAGGTATAGCTGGAACTGCAGACTGTATTGCAGAGTATGATAATAAATTATCAATTATTGATTACAAAACAAAGAGAAAACCACAAAGAGAGGAATGGTTAGAAGATCCATTCATTCAGGCTACTTTTTATGGGATTGCTTTTGAAGAATTGACTGGAATTCATGTGGAACAGATTGTAATATTGGTGTCAGATGAGAAAGGTGGTAGTATGGAATTTATCAAGAACCCTGATAATTACCGAGATAAATTACAAACTAGGATAAGATTATACAAAGAAATTACTCAGTTTTAATTGATCTTATTTGATACTCTTTGTAGATATTTTATGACTTTCTTTTTCTCACTAACAAAATAACGTTTTTAAATCAAAACAACTAACACAAACCATTGAGTCAATCTACTTTACACTCTAAGGACTATCATAATTTGTTACATAATGTCATTGAAAATGAGCTTGCAGTAATTCCTCCATCAAATGAAGTATTGTGGGTTCAGATGGGATCACAGTTAGAAATAGAAGGAGTAGCCAAAACACAAATCTCAACTATAATCAGAAAAGATATTGAAGACAAACTATATGAAAAACAGTTCAAAGAGTTTATGCCAAGAGAAGATTACAGATACACTAGCAGTCATTATTTTAGAGTGATGAAAAAAAACAACTGGACCAACTCATTTATGGCAAGAAACAATCCTGATCCCTTAGAGGGATCAAATAATAGTTCTATAAATACTCCCAACAAAGATATGATATTACTATGTTATGATGTTATTAATATATGCAGGATTATGATTGAGAAATCAAAAGAGTGTAATTCATTTGTAGATATATTTGGCAAAAAGGACATGAATGAATTTTACAGACAGAGACATACAATAATTAATAATTGTAAAAATGCAATAGATAATAAAACAAAGGTGCCAAAAAACACGGAATTATTTTTGCTTGAAAGTCTGGCAACAGTACTAGGAAACACAAACAAGTGCGCCCAGGTATTCATGGAATATAATTTTAAACTATTACAAGAACAGAACAAATTTCTCACACTAAAGCAGGCCTCCAAATTTCAAAAGGGTGGAAAACAAAGTCAGTTAGATATTTTAAAACCCATATCAAGGGACACTGCAATATATTTTGATTACACAGGAATACAATGCAGTTGTGGATCCTGGAGAGTGAATGATTTTGTATGTTATGACTGTGATAAAAAAATAACAACATCACATATCTCAAAGTGCAGGAGCTGTCAGATTCCATTATACAAAGAAAGATTACTACACATTGTAAAGACTGCTAAATGTGAGAACTGTAATGAGACAGTTGATCTGCCTGCAGAACTAATAGAATATGCAAAGTCTTAATTTGTAAAGTGATTGATTTATCAGATAATAGTTTAGATAATAGTTCTTTTTGGTAAATAATTCCAAAATTATACAATGGCCCGGATATCAACTCAAGCTAAACTAGACAAACTTAGAAACATGCGAGGTATGATGGATGACTATCAGAAAAATAGTAACAGATACCCAACAGTTAAAGAATTTATGGAAGGGTTGGAAATGTCTCAGGCTACTGCAAAAAGATACAAGGCAGTTATAATTAAAGAGATAAAAATTCAGATGAGCAAATCATTTCACGAGGGCATTCTGATTAGTGCAGGAAAAATAACTAAAAAAATAGACAACTCAATAAAGGTATTTGAGGAGATAATGAAATCAGGAAAGGACAACGATAGAATAAACGCAGGGCGAGAGGTAATATTGGCAGAGCAATACAAACTTAAAGTGATGAGGGATGGTATTGTATTCGTAGAGGAAGATAATGACACAGTACGAGAAGACAATCAATGTATTCACGGGGAATCCAAGTCAGAAGAGCAAATCAAATAAGGACTCTCAAACATATTCTAATGATCAACAAGCAGGCCTAATACTTTGTGAGAAATTATCACATATGCAGTTCTGGTGTGGAGATAATACATTACACAAAACAAATCCAGATTATCAACATACTGCAGAATGTTGTGTAACTCATATTGTAGGATTACCAAGACATCCGGCAACAAATGAGGAGATGCCATTAACTCCATACCAGCTAGACATGGTGTATACAATCTTAAAAAACAAGTATGATATCATTCAGAATCATAAAGTTACAGGAGAACTATTAACCAAATTACTCCGTCAGTATTTCTTTTACCATCTGAACAAAGGCAGGCAAATGGGATTTACAGAAATCATGTTGAGACTGATTCAGTTTCTTAGTTTTTCATTGTATGCAGGATATAACGTTGGAATCATGGCAGCAACTAATGGTAATCTGGCAAGAAAAGACTTGAGGCGTTTTGCTAGATTATTTCTAAATATTAAACCAGTAGTATCACAATGGATAAAGTCTGGTGTAATGAAGCTAGCCAATGGAACAGTCATTGAGGCATTCTCAGCATCTGAGGAGGCCATCACTGGAGATACAAAATACAAATGCATACTCATGGATGAGGCAGCAAAATGGAGGTTAGTTGATGATCTACCCGTGTTTAATTCCGTTGAGCCAATTATTCGAGCATCAGGTGGAGATCTATTTTTGGTGTCAACTCCGAAAAGGCCAGTCAAAATGTTTTTCAAAATCACCAAAACCAAAAACGAATACATCAGATTACAATATGACATATGGAACGCAGAGGGGAACCTGTACACCAAAGAACAGATAGAGCAAATGCTATCATCAACTACTGGAGATCCAAATCAGGAATATCTATGTGTGTTTTCAATTGGTGAGGATTCTATATTTGGAATTGTAGGGAAAGAAGATATGCGTGGAAAACCAGAGTGGGGCTATTCTAGTTATAATTCTAGTAATATGGATATCACACACCCTGACGAGGATGACAACTTTGTGGAATCAGTTGATGATGATGATAATGATAACAGCGAGATAACCTGGCATGAATCTTGATGTACTAATTGGAGATCCTGCAAGGTATGGTGATGCGTTTGGAGTGGTGGGACTAGAGGGAGTATACCCACAGAAACTAATTCACATCAGACACGCCAAACAATTCATCGGGAAAAAATATTCAGTTGTAGCAAAACATTTCACATCCATACAAAGAACAATAGATCTTGACATTATGGGGATAGAAATGAATTACCATGGAAAGAAATTACTATCACTATTCAGGACAAAATACAAACTCCCGATGATGATTGGAATAAACACATCAGCTAACCTAACTGAGCAGACAAGGAAAAACGGCCATTCCATGGACAAGCCATTCATGATGAAATGGTATTCAATACAGCAAAAACAGCACCGCATACTATACCCCCAAAACAGAACTGCAGATATGGATGAACTCATCAACCAGGACAATGAAATGATAGGAATCCCATTACCCTCTGGCCACACATCATACAAGAGAATGCGTGGAAGACATGATGATCTATTTATGGCAAAATTAATCGGATGCAATATTATTCGTATATGGTGGGAGGAGATGCAAGAGAGATATGAGTAACAAAACAGTTGCACTAGCTTATTCCAAACAGCGCAGTACATTTGGATTAGTTGGAATAGATCCTGATGAGGATCTAGTTGTACAGGTGGGGCTAGCCAAACAGTGGAGCAGACAACAGATTAATCAAATTCCTTTGGATATAGCAAATGCATATCATGACATACAGTGGTCAAACATGTACGTTGACCAGTCATTAGGGGAGCATCTAATTAAAGAAATCAAAAAGCATAACATATCAGTTAATGTAATTACTACAAAAAAGAACATGCCAGATCCTGCAGACATTGAGCGATTATTGGTTATGGATAAGATGGAAATTACACAGTTTATGCTATCCTTAAAGCTAAAGCATAGGATACAATTCCCCCCAAAACGTGGAAAAGACATGCAGGAACTAGTAAACCAGATAGAGTTATTCACAGAACATAAAACAGAGGCTGGAGGTATAGATTACTATTCTCCAGGTGATGAACTAGATAATCTCACAAAGGCACTAATGATATGCTGTTTTGGTGTACGAAACATTCTAGCTGGCGATGATGGAATGCCAGTTCTTGGTCCAGTAAAGCGTGGCAAAAGACGTTCAAAATATAATCCCCATACACCTGATTATAAAAATGACAGCGACATTGTTGCAGCGTATTCTGGTTATGGGGGTATGGGAAGATATGTTACATATTATTAACTGACATTATTAACTGACTCTTGCTTAGTGATTATAGATAGATGATAATTCCTTTAACTTGCAAATATTACTTTTAACTATGGTTGGAACTTACGGACGAGCCAGAACAGGTATAGTGGTATCTGGTGATGATGCCGATAGTGTACTTGTTCCACTGAATGGTGGGGCTGTTGTTTTCCCAACAGCAGACTATGACGATTTACAAATTGATTTGCATGATATTGGTGGTGCCAATGGAAAAATTACAACGGTAGTGGATGTTTCAGGAGCTTCTAAAACATCATGACTGACGGAAAGATGTTCATGGTTAGAACAGCACTTACTTTTGATTTACAAAATCCTCCACCAGGCAGTCCTCCACATAGAATACAATTGGGTCCCTCTGATCTATTCAATCCTAACAGATTTGATATTGTAGTAAGTAATGCCGTTACCATTACAGCAAGTAAGACTTCAAGCAGAGTTGTAATTGTTGTAGTGGGAAGGGAGATAAACTAATGACACGTGGAGATATTTTCTTTTCATCTTTTCCTACCAAACTTAGAGAAAAAGAAGTTGATACTAGTGTAATTCCTCCTGGATTAACTAATACATTTCCACCTGATAATTTTGAAATAATAGGTCATCATATCATAAATCCCACAGGCTCTGGCGGTAATCTTAGGGCAACAATAGTAGTAGTAGCACGAGAAATTTTATCTGCTCCTGCAGCACCAACCGATCTAGTAGCAGTTACAGGAGTAAGTTCAGGTGAAGTGGATCTTACTTGGAATGCGCCTAGCAATGCCGGCGGTTCCGCAATCACTGATTACCTAATAGAATTTAGTGATGATAATTTTGTATCCGATGTGAATACATTTGGTCATACACCAAGTACGACACCATCCATTACAGTCTCCGGTCTTAGTACTGGTGCTACGTTTTTCTTCAGAGTGTCTGCAATTAATTCAATTGGTACAGGTCCGCCATCAGACATCGCAAGTGCGGATGCTGCCTAGTTAAAATAATTCCTTTATCAATTGTTCATAAATGTTCAGTGAACGTTCGTGAACAAAAAAGAACACACCATAGATAAAATTGCAAAATATATTATTCGTTATCCTCAATTTACAGATTCTCAAATTGCATTAAAATTTAAAATTAACAGAACCAAAGTATGGAGGGCAAGACAACTAACTACTAAAGTAAAGTTCTCAAAGAAAAAAGAGACAGGACAATCCGTACTATCCTGGGAAGGATATGACGGAATAAAAGAAGAGACAATAAATCCCAATACAAAGAAAAAAGAGTACAGAATAGCAGTAGCTGCCGGTCCAATATTGGGCAAAAGAACAAAATTAGAACCATCTCTTTTTGGAGTAGACACAGAGTACGATGAGGATATCATTAATCACTGGAAGCCCTACATGCACCTTGTAGTTAATGATGAATATTCAGGAGCTCCGCTATCAGCTGCTGAAATCACATACAGAAGAAATACAAAACAGAGATGGTTTCCTAGATATTTTTCAAATCCTGCACAGTCTTTAGATTACATGACATTTGAGGCTCATGCCAGAAGTACAATCGGTGGACCATTGTTAAGATCTATGGTTACTTTTATTTTTGGTAGGGGATTCAAACCAGAATTAGAATTAATTAATCCAGGAGAGGATTCCATACAAAATCAAAAAGAGATTGATTCACATTCAGATATAATTCGTGATCTAATCCAGATAGAAAACCAGTTATCATTTGATGAGGCTGGATACTTGGATATTTCATATCAGGAAAAGGTGGCATCACTAGCACTTAATGCAATTACCTTTAATCGCTCAGCCTTACTATCCAGATATGATACACCAGTAACAATTGATGGCAGACACTACGGCGACATTCCAAGCTCTATGCAAAACGCACATGCAAGAGAGATGGGAATGATAAAGACAAATCATTACACGGCAAGATTAGAGCAGTTCCAGTGGAATAACTCCAATGGATTTGTAGATATTGAAGATTCAACATATTTGTGGAATCCGTTGGTATCTGCCAACACATACAATTCAATGTGGTATGGCGACTCCTTCATGCTCCCCATGATTGATGCATTACGGGTGTTAAGAACAAACATTGGTGTAAATTTTGTTGCAATGGGCGAGAATGCATACTCTGGATTAGGATTACTATCAATAAAGCCAGAAGGATCTACTGCAGCCAAAAAAGAAGAGGAATACAACTTGGTATCCCAAAGACTCGTTCCTGCAACTACAAACGTTTTGATGAAGGATCCAAATTTGACACGATTTGACAATATCGACTACAAACCAGAAGTGGATTCTTTTATCAACATGAACGAATCCTTGGTAAAATACGCAGCAGCTACATTGGGAATGCCTCATGCGTTGTTCTATGATGAATCTGCATCAAATAGGGCCACAATGATTGGAAAGATACAGCTAGCAATTGCAGTTACCATCAACCCAATGCGAGAATGGATTAATCGCTCAATATCTCCTCAGACATATGACAAGTGGTTTAGAATAATGAACCAGAAAGATGAGAAATTATTAAAGAAATTCAGAGTAGTAATGAGATTCGAGGATCTAAACATTGCTGAATGGTTTGATAAGGTAGAGGCAGTAAATGAGATTGATTCAAGAAAACAACTAACAGATGTGGAATATGGAAAGTTAATGGGATTAATTAATTATCCTGGAATGGTAGAGACTGATGCGGAGACTATTCCTGGAGGTAGTGGTAAAAACAAGATGAGTATAGGATCTGGTACTGAAAAGATCACATTAAAAAAAGGTAATTTGTAAATGTTCTTATATTATTCATTTTTAACTTAAAACTAGATGGCTAAAAATACTTCTTTTACTAAACAAGAATCCCCTAATACTACTCTTGAACAACAAGTCGAAAAACAAGAATCCCCTAATACTACTCTTGAACAACAAGTGGAAAAACAGGCAAACACAATTGCAAGATTAGAAAACGAAATGAAAAACATTACTGACCCAAACAAGGAACCACGAATCATACAAAAGGGAAAACAGAAACATCCAAAGTTTATCAAAAATAAAATAAAAACCCCAGCTACTATTCCAAAAGAATAATACTAAATCTTCTTTTATGATTTAAAATAGTTCCAAGTTTTAGATGTATTTACAAGCCAAAGAGATTCCAAAGTCAAATTTATTTACAAACTGGAAGGGAGAAGAAGGAAGATTCGTTCGAACATTTGGGATGAATTCCCAGAGAAACAAAAACGAATGGAGGGCAACATGGGAATCAATTAAAAAATATGTTCATACTGCCTTGCAATTCCCAGGAATAGAATATGAGGTATGCAAGGCAGAAGGGTGTGACCTGGACCATGTGGAGGCTGATACATTTGAGGAAAATGTAGCAAAACAAAAGCCGTTCCAGCGAACAAAGATTATTGATTATGTCATAAATGAGGAAGAAGAGTCAGTAGACTTTATTCATAAGGTAGAAGATGATAACTTTTGGGAAAAACTCCAAAAACGAGAGATAAAATATGTATCACCACTCATCTGGCCTCTTGTAAATGGTGTTAAAGTATTAGGTAAGGGGAGAGCAGGCCTTCCAATTATTGATACAAACGCATGGAAGTTTGTTCATGATGCCTTTTTGAAGAATAGCCCTGCATATGGTAAAGGCACTGCAACTGTAAAAACAATGTGTGAAGGAAAAGATTGTGATGTAAAATTATTATCTGGAAAATTATCAGCAGACACCACAATTGCAAATGCTGAAAACATTTCACATCTTCAAGAAATTCCATTACTCTACAAACACAAGGGACAATTAATTTTATTATCAGCTAGTGCATGTGTTCAGAAAATTATCAAAGAGAAAAAAGATTCTGGAATTAAAATTGATGATCAAGCATTAGCTATTGCATTTTCTGAATGTGGAGAATCAAAAGGAAACAAAGCTAAAAGTTCTTTTAAGACTTGTTCATGCTCTGCTAGACAGAATAACATGGAAGATGATGATCATAAACGCATGGAGGCAATGGAAAAAGAAAACCATGACCTCAAATCTAAATTAAAAGCTCAAGAGGAAAAAGATGACAAGGACAAATCTCATGAAGCTAGAAAAGGTAGATATGCAAAACTCTTTGCAAATGTAGAAGATAAAGAACGCGAAAAGATGGTTGCAAGTCTAAGGGCAAACGAGGACGATAAAGATGATCTAAAGGCTGCAATGGAAGTCGATGAGGATATGAAATCAAAGAAAGCAACTCATGATGATCCAGAAAAAGACAAAATGATGGCAAGACTTTCTGCATTAGAGGGCAAAGAAAAAAATTCAATGATTGAAAATCTTGTTACACTAAAATCAAACAACGGTTTGGGTGCAAAAGAAGTTAATGAATACCACGCATCACTAAAGGGAAAAACCTATGATGAAATTTTAAGCAAATATGATGATAATAAATATGAAATTAACAGTATGCAGGCATCAGTTACTCCAGACACAGAATTTGTGTTTAATGGAATGAGTGATGTTTCTGGTTTGAAGGGCAAAACCTTTGATCAGATCGCGGAGGTCACAGCATAAAATGACTGATCTAAATCCAATGGTACCAGGCGATGTACCATACCCTCAATATTCAGTCGTAACTACATTGCCCGTTTCTGCTATTGATATAGTTAAAGGTGTAGTTTACAGAGTCGACTCTTCTGGACAATTAGAAGATGTAGGAAATGATGCAGTTGATCTTGCAACAGGTATTTTCCAAGCAATGGCAAATATTCCAGTTGCAGGAACAGCAGGCGAAAACGAAGTTCAAGTTTTAGGTCCAAGAACAAGAATGATCTTTATTGATTCTGCCGGTGGCCTTACTCCAGGTCAAAATGTTAAACTAGTTGCAAACACAGATACAGTAATTGTTGGAACCAAGGATAATAATTTTTACATAGGAAAAATTTTTGAAATTTACACTAGAAATACTGATTCAAGTAAAAAGTTCGTTTCAGCAGCAGGCGATAGAGTAGTAGTGGAGACAGTGCAGCCATAATGAAAGGCGACTCTTATCACGGCTCTTTAACTATCTTCCCTGACGGTAGAGTATTTACTGGTCAACATGAAAGCGGTGTACCTCAAGGTCAGAAACTTTATGCAAAAATTCAACAACCATCAAAGAAAGGATTATCTGCAAAGGCACTCCCGATGCAGAACAACACATCCGCACTATTTGCAAAAATTGCAAATGAAAATCTTTCACTATCTGCTGCAACAACCATAGCAAACTCTGAAAACATTACACACTTGCAACTAGTCAGATTATTTGAGGCAGCACAAGGCGTACCTGATGTGTATTTCCACACTGATGCAATGTATGTGAATAGAGACATTCCACAGTTAGAATTTAGAGAAACCTTCTATGATACTACACAAGATGTAGAATATTTAGACAGAATGGAGGAATCAAGGTCAACTCAAACCACCTATGATGAAATTGAATATGATTTAAAGAAACTTACAGGTAAAACGTATAATCCAATTGAGGATATTATCAGAACAATAATCAATCCAAAAGAGATTGACCAGAATCAAATAGATTGGGGTATGAAGAGAAGACGAAACCAGGAAGCTATCAACGTACTTTCAGAAATTGCAAATACCCAAACAACATTAGGTTCTCCATCAGATATCGGTGCTAACTTCCACTCTACTAATAATACAGGCAATGATCTCTTGGAATTATTCAAAGACTTTTTGATTGTCAATGATGTATCAATTGACTATGTGGCAATGAGTCCTACAATGTACGCAAATTACACTTCAAACACTTGGACTGAAAATGGCGGACCAAACGGACTATCTCCAATGAGATTGCCATCAGGCGGTGTCGTACCATTCCCAGGAATACCTGGAATTACTGCAGTAGTTGATGCAATGATTACAAATGACGATGTAATGTTTGCAATTAACAAGGCAAATGCCCTAAGATTGGGACAAGGCCCTGTAATTATGCGAAGATATTACGATGAGGAGCGAGACAGTGAAGTTGTAAAGAAACTAGACTTTAACGAGTATATCGCAGTAAATTCCCAGCTAACCAAACTAACTAGAAACTTTGGTATGACAATTCCTTTCGATTCTTCTGCATGACACCCTATTTTTATAATAGTTATTACATAATTATTTATTGTTAGATGAGTATCATAAAAAAGCTAAAAAGAGATTATTATCCAAAATAAAAATAGATGAAAAAACATCCTGTTGGAATTGGACTGCATGTATTTCTAAAGACGGGTATGGTAAAATAGGATACAAATATTCTTCATATCGTAGTTTTGAAGCATATAGATTATCTTACATTTTGTTTAGAGGAAAACTAGATCCTGATTTAGAAATTGATCATCTATGCAGAAATAAAAAATGTGTAAATCCTCTACATCTGGAACAGGTTACTAAAAAAGTGAATATATTACGTGGTGTTGGAGTAGGAGCTAAAAACAAAGCTAAAACACATTGCCCTCAAGGTCATGAATATACGCCAGATAACATTA